CGTGCCGCGAATCGTGCGAGCTGGGATGGTTGTTACCTCAGGTGAGGCACTAGCGACTTCCTCAATCAGACCTACGATTGGGTCGTGGCCGTTGAGCTTGGCAAGGTCTAACAGAGTTAGGTTGTTTGGCATGGTATTGTTTGTTTAGTGAGATTGGTTTTGAGCTTTGAAGGATGCTTCGACGAGTGCGAGTCCTTTGAGTTCGGTTTGCTTGGTGCCTTCATCGGCTTTGCCAGCAAGAACGGTTTCGCCGTTGATTGGTTTGGCTGGGATGGCGTTGAGAATTTCAAGATTGCTCTTGTCGGCTTTGATTTGAGCCTTCCAGAACGATTTGGCTTTGTCATCTTGCGGAGCGATGCGACCAGCTTTGACGGCTTCCTCGATCACGCTGTCAGCAGCTTTGTCCTCAATTTCAGCGAGAGATGCTTTGAGTGTTTCGACTTCGCTAGCGAGAGCGTCACGCGATGCGGTGACTGTCTCCAGTTCGTTGGCATGGTTGGCAGCAGCTTGCACTGCATCGGCTTCTTTCGTCATGTATCCAGCTTCGATCTCAGCGATCTTGCTTTTCATGGCTTCGATTTCGAGCTTAGCAATTTCCATTGCTTTCTCAGGGTCAACATCCTCGGAAACAAGTCCAAGGTCGATTAGTGGTTTGATGTCCATATTGGTTTCGTTGTATGATGCAGCGATCTTTTCCATCGCCTCGAATGCTGGCTCGTTAACAAGTGAGCCGATCTCACCGTGAGTTGGCAGACCTGCTGGCGTGCCGTTAGCGAGAAGAAAGTTCGGGGAAAAATAGGAGTAGTCCTTGCCTTCGATGGCGCTTTTGCCTGCTTGTGTCCATTCGATGTCGAGCACAAGCCCAACGCCCGTTTCATAGCGGAACTCTTTAGGAATGAATGATGCAGGACCAGCTTTGTGATCGAAGCCTGCGAATGGTCGCACGTTGCGAGATTGGCGAGCTTGCAAGTCGTTGGTGAACGAAGCGAGGATCGACTCATCGACCTTCACCTTGCGTTTGGCAGGCTTGCCGTTCACAGTAGCATGGATTTCATGCTCGCCTTCAGGGAGATATACAATGCTCTCAGCCAAAGCTTCCACTTCGGTCTGGAATGATGCACTGATGATTTCGTTCGCCATTTCGAATAGAAGATTACCACCCGATTCTGGCTTGTAATTGCTTTTTTTTAAGTAGCTCCCTCGACCTGTGCGATGATGCTTTGAAGCGCTCCATTCGCGAATGCGTTTATGTATGATTGCTCCGGTGGAAGTGCGTTCCTCCATGGCTTCTGAGTGATGGATTTCTTCAGCACGAATACCGGCTTGATACCGGTTGGAGAGTTTTCATCTGCCTGCGCTAGCACACCTTTGACGGCGAATAGTGGGGCGATTGTCCGGCTGTATGTCCGAGCTGTCAGCCCGTGAGCCTCTGGCACGATCGGGATCGTCAGGAACTTTGCACGTCGCGCGGTGATCGTCCCGCCGGTGACTTTGTGCGAGAATCCGATGGCACCTTTGCTGCGCAGTGTCACGCCTGATCCACTCGCGCCCATGATCGACCAACTGCCTGAGACTTTACGCCACCACTGCGTTTTTTTCCTACCTGGTCCATGAGTCGGAAGCGATGGATTTTCCCAAAGCCGCGATCCGTTCATGTTGTAGTATTTCTCGACGACTTCCAGAGCATCCTGAGCGCCGGTGAGAACCGCGACCTTGCGCACCGATGCCGATTGCAGGCGGATCATCGATGCCTTCACTGGGTCGAGTCCTGTCGCTGTGATGGTGATCTTCATAATTCTCGCTCTAGTGATTTGACGATTGCCGCTCCGATCTCATTTTCGAGTGACGTTTCAAGCGCTCGTTTGTCGAGTAGGAAAAACAACTGCGGAATGCGATCGATGACTTGCTGCACTTCGATCTGAAATGCACCGGCGGTCATGTGATGGCTCTTGTCGATCAGGTCGGCGAAGATCTGATCCACCGGCGAGAGCCATTGCCCCGCGACCTCACGCATCTGTTCATCAGTCATTCTCGATCTGCTTGAGCTTTGCGTTTGCCCACTCTCTGCCAGCGTCACCGCCCCAGCCGTGCCATGCCTGCCAGCCTTTGCCCTTGTCACCCCATGTCTCGCCCTTCTTGTCGATTTCGTGGCGAGCGAAGAAGGAAACCATGCGCTTCACTGTCTCCGCTGATAGCTCGGAACGGTTGGAGATGTCCCTTGCCCGTGCAATGCCGACTGAGGTCATACCGCGCTCCGATGCAGGCTTCTGTCGGCGGATTTCAAGAGCATCCTGCGCTGCCTTTGCCATGTCCTCGGTCGGTCTAAAATCGATGTCAGCGCGTGCCGCCTCGGTGATCTCTGGCAGCAATGGAAGCGGATCTTCGACCTCGCCGAATAGTGCCTCGCCCTCTTGCGGTTCTTCGACTCCGAGTTCGTTGTAGATCCATTTGTTCGAGACTGGCAGCCCGATGTCCTTCGTGACGATCTTGATGCGCTCGGCGATTGCTTTCTCATCCTTCGGTTTTGGAATGACGATTTCAGCATAAGGCATGTCCTCGCTGGCAATGCCTGCGCCGTAATTCATACGAACGATTGATGGAATCAACTGAGTCGTGACGACCTGCCCGATCCATGTTGCGACCGCTTGCAGAATGTCGCCGCGAACTGTTGCATGAACGTCGCCAAGCGCTCGGCTTCCGCTGCTGCCCACGTCCGTGGTCAATGTCTGACCGAGCATAAGAATGTCGCACGCTTTGTCCGACTCGTTCATCAGCGCGACCTGTGGCAGCGATTCGCCGCCCTTGATGCCGTCCATGATGGAGAACTTAACCCCGGGTCCTGTGACCGCGTAGCCGCTGGTGCCGATATTCTCCAGCATCTCCTGCGCCTTCATCATTGCTTCGTCGCTGCCGTCGGTTTCCGCATGTCTCCATGGAATACTGTAGAGTTGCGCGTATTGCATGAACCAGCCCAGCCCGTAGATCGCACCCAACCAGAACTTCGTGAGAGCGCGAAGGTTTGCCGAATGGATCGGATGACAGCCGCCTTGTTGCCAGATGGCGATCAGGAACTTGTCGGGCGGAAAGTCGATCAGAGTGTCATAGTTGACTCCGTTCGGTGCCATCATGAGGCGGTCGATCTCATTCGATGCTGATGGATAGGCGAGGTATTTCGCAGGAACTGGAGCGTAGCACCGCGGTGAGACGATGCCGTTCTCGGTGTGCCAGATGATTTCCACCACGCTGATTCCTTTGGCGTAGGCATCGATCAGCGCACGCATCATGCCCTTCGTATCGAGTTCCCAATGGCTCGGACGTGGTGCGTATGATTCAAGCGCTCGTTCGACTGTCTCATGGATCTGCAATGCCTGCGGTGTTGGCTCCTCGGCGCCTTCGCGAATACCTGGCTTGATCTCGATGTCGAGCGCCGTTACGTTTCCAGCGATCTCATTGATGCACTTACGCAGACGCGACCAAGAATCGACCATCATGCGGAACAGTCGATCTTGATCCTCCAGCTTGCCAGTGCGCACGTTGCGCAGGATACTACGCACCTGTTCTGGCGTTACATTGGCGAGGTCATAGTCCTGCGTGCGGTAGGAAGCTGGCAAAGGCGCTACGATGCCCTTTCGTTCGTCTGCGGTCATGGTGAGCATGGCAATAGCACGCAATGCAGCCAATGGCAAGCTCAAATTTACAGAGCGTTAAACCCTCGGACCGTTCGACTGGCGAATGTGTTCCGTGATGTGGTAACTGATGCTGCTCCCGTCATGGCTCCGCTGATGCGACTGCCGAGCGCGATGCAAGCAAGCAATGCGTCCGCACGGTCTGGTGACTTCATGTTTTTCGCTGCCATCTTCTCCTTCGATTCGACTCTCAATTTACCCGTTTCGTTCCACTCGCTTTTTCGCGTGGTGATCTGTGAGAATGTCATCGGATCGAGTTCGCCGACGTGTATTCGTCCACGCTCCAGCTCACGACTGGCAACGTGCCAGACCTGCGCGATGAGGTTCGCATATTCGTCCTTCTCACTCGCTGGTTTGCCTCCGTGGAAGCGGTTGATGTGCCAGCCAAGCTCCGCGAACTGGTCGCAGAAGCCTGTGCCTAGTCCGTCTGCATCTCCCCAGACTTGCCCTGCGCTTAGTCCTTCGGCTTCAAACATTCGTATAAATTCCCGCGCTGCCTGCACTGTGTCTAGCTCCTGCCATGCTTTGACGATGCGTGCGTGATTGCCGCGACGGATTGCCAGAACGTTTTCGTCACGCCCTGCCGCGAAGTCGCAGAATGCCACCACCTCTCCGAACGGTGCCT